GCCCACCCAGCCGCTACGACGAGCGGCGGGCGGACTTTGCGGTTAATTTTATATCTATGCTCAAGCACACCACGGGCGAGTGGTACGGGAAGCCGTTCCGACTGATGCCGTGGCAGGAGCAGATTATAAGGGATATTTTCGGCATCGTCGGAGAGGACGGTTATCGGCAGTTCCGCACGGCGTATGTCGAGGTCGGTAAGAAAAACGGCAAGTCCGAACTGGCTGCGGCAATCGCCCTCTACCTCCTGTTCGCCGATGGTGAAGCGGGCGCGGAGGTCTATTCCTGCGCCGCCGACATCAATCAGGCGAGCATCGTGTTTAATACCGCCAAGGCGATGGTCGAGCAATGCAGCGACTTGGCAAGACTGTCAAAACTCGTGCCGTCCACCAAGCGGATTATATTCCCGCACACCAACAGCTTCTACAGGGTATTGTCCTCGGAAACGAAGTCCAAGCAAGGCTTCAATGTGTCCGGGCTTATATTCGATGAACTCTTCGCCCAGCAAACCAGAGAACTTTTCGACACCATGACGAAGTACACGGGTGACGCCCGGCGGCAGCCCCTCTACTTCCTCATCACCACGGCGGGCAGGGACAAAACGAGCATCTGCTATGAAATCCACCAAAAAGCAAAAGCGGTTCTGGACGGCTCGAAGGTTGACCCGTCCTTCTATCCTGCCGTGTTCGGCATTGATGAGGACGACGATTGGAACGACGAATCCGTCTGGCGGCGGGTCAACCCCTCCATCGGCGTGACAATTCCCTTTGAAACGGTGCAGGCCGCCTACGAACAGGCGAAGCAGAATCCCGCCGAGGAGATGCACTTCCGACAGTTCAGGCTCAACGAATGGTGCAACGCTGATATCCGCTGGATGCCGATGGATAAGTGGGATGCCTGCGGCGAGGACATAGACTTTGACGAATACGAGGGTCGAAATTGCTACTGCGGTCTCGATCTTTCCAGTACGGGCGACCTTACGGCTCTGGCATTGGTATTCCCGCCGATTGGTGGCGATACCAAGTACACGGTGATGCCGTTTTACTGGCTGCCGGAGGATGTTATCGACTTGCGGACACGGCGCGACCACGTCCCTTACGCCGTCTGGAAGAAAGCGGGCGTGTTCAACACCACGGAGGGGAACGTAGTAGACTACGATTATATCGTGGCTTTCATCGCCAAGCTGTCGGCACGGTTCAGGATTCGGGAAATCGCCTACGACCGCTATGGTGCGGAGAAGATTCGCCGCGACCTTGAGGAACTGGGCGCAGAGCATGGGTTCACGGTATTCCCGTTTGGCCAGGGTTTCATATCCATGTCCCCGACCTCCAAGGACTTCTATCAGTTTGTGATGGAGGGAAAAATCCGGCACGGTCGGCATCCTGTCCTTGACTGGAATATGGGAAACGTCATCGTTGACCAAGACGCGGCGGGCAACATCAAGCCCAATAAGAAGAAATCAACGGAGAAAATAGACGGCGTGGTCGCACTGATTATGGGGCTTGCAAGGGCTACCCTCGGTGGTGGCATCGACAACGGCAGCGTCTATGACGAAAGGGGGTTGCTATTTATATGAGCATATTTTCCCGGCTGTTCCGTTCCCGTGATAAGCCGCAAAACCGCATGGGCAGTGCCTTTACGTTCCTATTTGGCGGTACGACATCGGGTAAGACAGTCAACGAACGGACGGCCATGCAAACAACAGCAGTATACGCCTGTGTAAGGATACTTGCTGAAGCAGTCGCGGGGCTTCCCCTTCATGTATACCAATACAAAACAGATGGCAGCAAGGAAAAGCTTGTAAGCCACCCTCTTTACAATCTGCTCCATAACGAACCCAACCCGGAGATGACTTCATTTGTGTTCCGAGAAACACTGATGAGTCATCTTTTACTTTGGGGTAACGCCTATGCGCAGGTTATCCGTGACGGGCGCGGCCAAGTGCTAGCCCTCTACCCTCTTCTGCCAAGCAAGATGGATATTGCGAGAACAGCAAGCGGTGAACTGACGTACACCTACTACCGAGATTCCGAAGAAAGCAGGATAAATCCGGACAGTGGAACCGTGAAACTCCGCAGGGACGAGGTGCTGCATATCCCCGGCCTTGGCTTCGATGGACTGGTCGGCTACTCGCCCATCGCAATGGCCAAGAATGCTATCGGCATGGCGATGGCAACTGAAGAATACGGCGCATCCTTTTTTGCTAACGGGGCAAATCCCGGAGGTGTACTGGTGCATCCGGGTGTGGTCAAGGACCCCAAGCGGGTGCGGGAAAGTTGGAACACAGTCTATCAGGGCAGTAGCAACGCCCACCGCATCGCCGTGCTGGAAGAGGGTATGAAATTCCAAGCTATTGGTATCCCGCCGGAACAGGCGCAGTTTCTGGAGACGCGCAAGTTCCAGATCAATGAAATCGCCCGCATTTTCAGGGTGCCGCCTCACATGGTCGGGGACCTTGAGAAGTCGAGCTTTTCAAACATCGAGCAGCAGTCGCTGGAATTCGTGAAGTACACTCTTGATCCGTGGGTGGTGCGCTGGGAGCAGGCTTTGCAGCAGTCCCTCCTCCTGCCTTCTGAAAAGACCCGATATTTTGTGAAGTTCAATGTGGATGGGCTGCTTCGGGGCGACTACCAAAGCCGAATGTCAGGTTATGCGACGGCGCGCCAGAACGGTTGGATGTCAGCCAACGATATCCGCCAACTGGAGGACATGAACCGTATTCCCGCCGAGGAAGGCGGCGATTTGTATCTGATCAACGGCAATATGACAAAGCTGGCTGACGCGGGCGCGTTTGCTAACAATCAACCGAAGGAGGTCAGTAAATGAGGAAATTCTGGAACTGGGTGCGGGATTCGGATGAGAGCCGCACCCTTTATCTTAACGGCCCCATCGCTGAGGAAACCTGGTGGGGCGACGAAGTTACACCAAGGCTGTTTAAAGAAGAGTTGCTGGTAGGTTCGGGCAACATTACGGTGTGGATTAACTCTCCCGGTGGCGATGTGTTTGCGGCGGCACAGATTTACAACATGCTCATGGAGTATACCGGACAGGTCACAATCAAGATTGACGGCCTGGCGGCCAGTGCCGCTTCGGTCATCGCCATGGCTGGTGGCGATGTGTATATGTCGCCCGTGTCCATGCTGATGATTCACAATCCCAGCACCATTGCCATCGGTGACAGCGAGGAAATGCTCCGGGCCAAAGCGTTGCTGGATGAGGTCAAGGAAAGCATCATTAACGCCTACGAACTAAAATCCGGACTGTCGCGCACAAAGTTATCCCACCTCATGGACGCGGAAACCTGGATGAACGCGAAAAAGGCTGTGGAACTCGGCTTTGCAGATAAAATCCTGTTCACGGACAGCAAAGAGCCGCAAGACACAGGGCAAAGTCTGATGTTTAGTCGCATGGCCGTTACCAATTCCCTGCTTGGGAAAATGCCCAAGCCCAAACCGAAAACGGGTACCCCGATTGAGTCGCTGGATAAGCGGCTCTCTTTAATTTCCCACTAAATTTTTGAGGAGGAAACGACATTGAGTAAAATCTTGGAACTGCGCGAAAAGCGTGCAAAGACATGGGAAGCCGCGAAGGCATTCCTTGACAGCAAGCGGGGCGGTGACGGACTTTTGTCCGCCGAGGACACCGCGACTTACGAGAAGATGGAATCAGACGTATTGGCACTGGGGAAGGAAATCGACCGGCTGGAGCGCCAGGCAGCCCTCGATCTGGAGCTTTCTAAACCTGTCAGTACCGCAATTAAAACCACGCCAAATGCCGCCTTTGATGATTCAAAAACAGGCAGAGCTGCCAATGAATATCGGCAAGCCTTCTGGAAAGCCATGCGTAACAAAAATAGCTATGATGTGCAAAACGCGCTGCAGATTGGCACTGATTCAGAAGGGGGCTACTTGGTCCCGGATGAGTTTGAAAGAACCCTGATCGAGGCTCTTGAAGAAGAAAATATCTTTAGAACCCTGGCCAAGGTGATTACCACCTCCAGCGGTGACCGAAAAATCCCGGTGGTGGCATCGAAAGGGAGCGCTTCCTGGGTGGATGAAGAAGGTCCAATTCCTGAATCCGATGATGCTTTTACGCAAGTGTCCATTGGGGCTTATAAGCTCGCCACGATGATTAAGGTATCTGAAGAACTCTTAAACGACAGTGTTTTTAACCTTGAGACCTACATTGCCAAGGAGTTTGCCAGACGCATCGGGGCCAAGGAAGAGGAAGCCTTCTTTATTGGGGACGGAACCGGCAAACCGACAGGTATCTTTAATGCCACAGGCGGCGCTTCCCTTGGTATAACAGCGGCTTCCGCCACCGCCATTACCGTAGATGAGGTGATGGATCTCTTCTATAGCCTCAAATCGCCCTACCGGAAGAAGGCCGTATTTGTTATGAACGACGCGACGGTAAAAGCCATCCGGAAACTAAAAGATGGAAACGGTCAGTACCTTTGGCAACCATCGATTACCGCAGGCCAGCCGGATACGATCCTCAACCGGCCAGTGAAAACATCTGCTTTTGTTCCCACCATTGCCGCCGCAGCCAAGACCATCGCCTTTGGTGATTTTAGCTACTACTGGGTGGCTGATCGGCAAGGCCGCTCTTTCCAAAGGCTCAATGAACTCTTTGCAGCGACAGGCCAGGTTGGCTTTAAAGGCACCCAGCGTGTGGATGGTAAGTTGATCCTCGCCGAAGCCATCAAGGTCCTTCAGCAGAAAGCGTAGGTGAAATGACATGAGTAACGTTAAAAACTATACAGAGCAGGGCGGCGCGAAAACGGTGATCGGCGGTGAACTTGACATACCCACAGGGGGCAAGCTGACCTTTGAGGGAACCGAACTGAAACCTGCAGTGGTTCAAGGCGACAGTATCGCTTCCACAGTGACTGAAGTCGTTGCCGATTTCAATGCCCTGCTGGCCAAATTAAAAGCGGCAGGGCTGATGCGTTCTGAATAACGGGAGGAGGTGGGCGCAGTGTTCGTTACTCTTGAAGACACAAAAGCATGGTTACGCGTCGAAGCAAGTGACGAGGATGCGCTCATCGAAAGCTTCATAGCTGCAGCGGAGGATATGGTAGAAGGTATCCTCCGTTTTCCTTTATTCGAGTTTGCAGACGTACCGGAACCGGTCAAGCACGCCATTTACTTTGCGGTTTCCAAGCTCTATGAAGAGCGAAATGAACTAAATACCGGTTCATTGACAGAGGTTTTGAAAGCCCTCCTATTTTCCTACAGGAGGGTGGAGTGGTAATGAAGATCGGTAAATTAAGGCACAGAGTCACCCTTCAAGAATACGTTGCCGCAAGAGACAGCTTTGGCGCAGAGATTCCCACATGGGTTGATGTCGCAACAGTATGGGCAAGTGTTAGCCCTATTTCTGGGAAAGAGTATTTTGCCTCCCACCAGATCAATGCAGAGGTTTCAACCAAAATAACAATGCGCTACAGGCCCGGCATTACGCCTAAAATGAAAGTTCTGTTTAATAACAGGTGCTTTGATATTCTATCCGTTCTTAGCTTTGAGGAACGGGGCATCGAGCTTGCCTTGATGTGTAAGGAGCGTGTACCCGATGGCCAAACGAGCGAAGGTTAGGAAAATGAAAACCCACATTGAGAGATTGGATGAAGCCAAGAAACTCATGCAGGAGTTGGGTGACGCAGCAGCGGACGTTCTGGATCAGGCCGCTAAAAGTGGTGCAGAGATTGTCCTGGCAGAGGCAAAAAAGAAAGCGCCCGTTGACACAGGGACACTCAGAGACAGTCTCTTGATTAAAAAGAGCAGGCTCAAAAATGCCCACATCAAAAGCCAGTACTATGTAACAAAGAAAAGCGGTGTGAACTATTTTGCACCGGTGGAGCTTGGCACCTCAAAGATGAAAGCGCAGCCCTTCCTACGACCGGCGGTGGATGAAAACACGAAGATTGTAGCCAAGACAATCAACGCTGAAATTCTAAAGGCAATCGGGAGGATCAAATGATGCGACTGGAAGAAGCCGTAAGTGCTTATTTGCAACCCAAGCTAAACCATAAGCTCTATCCCTTCCTGCTGCCGCAAAATACTGCGCTCCCTGCCGTGGTATACCATCCCGTTTCGGTCGAGAGGCTACACAGCCTTGTCTCAGATAGCGGGTTTGTCAAACAAAGGCTGCAGTTTTCGTGTTACGGGAAAAGCTACAAAGAGTCCGTGCAGCTGGCAGAGAGTATCCGCCACGAGCTACAGAATTACACCGGCCAGATGTCTGGCCTATCTATTGGCAGTGTGCTATTGATGGAGGAAATAACAAACTATGAAACCGGTACCAATGTGTACTCTGTAACTATAGAATTTGAATTTCAATTTGAGGAGGGGTAAACCATGGCGATCGCAGGTAAAAGCGGAAAATTGGCAATCGGGGCAAGCACGGTCGTTGATGTAAGCAGCTGGTCTCTGGAGCTGGGTGCCGATACCTTGGACGTGACGGCCCTGGGGGATGACTGGAAGAAATTTATCGCTGGTCTGAAGGAATGGTCAGCTTCGGCAGAGGGTTTTTATTCCGTGCATACCGATGCGACCGGGCAGAAGGCTCTGCAGGATGCTTATCTAAATAGTACGGAGGTTTCACTGAATCTGTATGTCAATGCGGTTAACTACTATGCAGGCAGTGCCTATATCTCAGGGCTTTCGGTCGAAGATCCGGTTGATGATACAGTGAGCATTTCCTTTGAGTTTCAGGGCACTGGTCCGTTGACCTACAACTAGGAGGTGAAAAGTTATGCCTATTGCAGGCAAAGTGGGTGCGGTGTTTCTGCAGACAGAAGGAGTGCCTGCAACCTTTATCAAAGAAGCAACTACCGCCAACGCGCAGAGAACGGAGTATTCTATCAATAATCCGGCCTGCAGGTATCTCGATAAAAATTCAGCCGTTACGGTCTATGTGAACGATGTTGTCGTTACTGGCGGCTACACAATCCAGCACCTTGGCGGAGTGGTACACTTTTCTTCCCCGCTGGACTCACTAGACGAAGTGACGGTTAGTGGTAGCAGTATTACCGTTGACCAGGCAGGCGGCTTTTTTAGCTGGAGTGCAGAGTTATCTTCCGATACTGCCGATGTGACCACCTTTATAAGCGGTGGCTGGAAAGAGAATCTTCCCACCATCAACGGCTTTTCTGCTTCGGCAGAGAGTTACTGGGCGGATGAGAGGTTATCTGCAAGACTCGGCCAGGAGGTTATCCTCGCACTCTATCTGGACACAGGTACTAATAAAAAGCGGTATGAAGGCTATGGGATCATTTCTGGAGACAGCATAGAGCTGTCTGTCGATGATATAGTCAATGAAAGTATTGAGTTTCAGGGCAGCGGCAAGCTCTATTACAGGGAGGATTAAAAAGATGAAGTGTGGCGTAACCATAGAGATGGATAAGCCAAGGTCGCTCCGATACGGTATGAATGCCCTCATCAAAATTGAGGAACTGACCGGTAAAAATCTGGCGAAACTGGACCTTGATAATATCTCCATTAAAGACCTGCGGACGATTGTCTATGCGGGTCTTTTTCATGAGGATAAGGATTTGACACCGGAAAAATGCGCGGATCTCATTGATGAATACAGCAGCATTACGACGGTGGCCGAGAAACTGGGTGAAGCCATGACCTTGGCATTCGGTGGGAAACCGGGAAACCCCCAGGCGGTGGAAGCAGTAAAGAAATAAGCTTTGACGAGCTGTTTTCCATCGCCGTGAAGAAGCTGAAACTTAAACCGGCTATGTTCTGGAGGCTGACTCCCCATGAACTTTCGGCAATGCTTGAGGGCTATGCAGAAGAGAAAGCCGAACGACGGCAGGAGCTTTTATACCTTGCCTGGCATATCGAAGCTTTCGCAAGGCAAAAAAGGTTGCCGAGCCTTACAAAAATTCTTAAGGACAGCGGGATGAAGCAAAAAACAAACAGCCGCCTGTCAACCGAGCAGCTGATGAAAATCGCGCAAAGCAAAGGGTTAAAAGTGCCTACGCAGTGGAGGTGATGGTGTGGCTGTACTTCGTAATGTTGTGGTAAAAATCGGAGCGGATATCTCAGAATTACAAAAAGGCTTGGACGATGCGTCAAAGAGTCTTAGTAAAGCCGGTAAAAGCCTTACCTCGATCGGCGGCACCTTGACCAAAGGCCTGACCCTCCCCATCGCAGCCGCTACCACAGGAATACTAAAGCTCGGTATGGATTTCGATAACGCTTTCGACAAAATTCGCGTAGGCACCGGGGCAACGGGGGATGCCCTGGAGGAGTTAAAGGGTGACTTTAAAGCGGTTTACTCCTCCGTTCCGGCAGGGATGGCGGATGTAAGCACTGCCATTGCCGACCTAAACACGCGGACTGGCCTGGCAGGCAAACCCCTTCAGGAATTGTCAGCGCAGATGCTGAACCTATCCCGGATCACCGGAGAGGATTTATCCGGCATGATTTCAAACTCCTCTCGCCTTTTTGGGGATTGGAGCATCGCTGCCGATGATACGGCTGGCACGATGGATTATTTATTCAAGGTGTCCCAAAGTACGGGAATCGGCTTTAATGACCTCAATGCCAAGCTGGTGCAGTTTGGAGCGCCCCTTCGCCAGATGGGATTTGATTTTGAAACATCGGCCGCTATGCTTGGCAAGTTTGAAAAAGAAGGGGTTAATACCGAGCTGGTGCTGGGCGGTCTTCGGATTGCTCTTGGCAAGATGGCAAAAGTCGGCATCACCGATACCAAAGCCGCCCTTGAAGAGGTTACAAAACGAATCAAGGAAGCAGGCTCAACCGGGGAAGCAAACGCCATAGCCCTTGATATGTTTGGTTCAAGAATCGGCCCGGATATGGCGGCTGCTATCCGAGAAGGTAGGTTTGAACTAACAGAACTCGTGTCGAATCTGAAGGCGAGCAGTGAAAGTATCAATGGAGCTGCCTTTGAAACGATGGATTTTGCCGACCAGCTCACGGTGATGAAGAATAAAGCGGCGGTCGCGCTGGAGCCTTTAGGTTCTTCTCTGATGCAGGCCATTAACGCTGCCATGCCAGCCATAGAAGGGCTGATTACTAAGCTTACTGGAATTGTCGACTGGTTTACCAACCTAAACAGGGGTTCGAAAATGCTGGTTTTGTCCTTCATTGGTATTGCTGCAGCCATTGGCCCGGTGTTATCCCTGGTAGGCAAACTGACCAGCGGTATGGGTTCTGCGGTGAAAATGGTGAAATGGTTGGCAGATGCCAACAACCTGGCAACCCTTAAAACCGCGGCCATGACCGTAGCACAAAAGGCAGCGGCGGCGGCACAGTGGCTTCTCAATGCAGCCATGTCAGCCAATCCCATCGGTATCATTCTTGTCGCTCTTGCTGCACTGGTCGCGGCAATCGTCTATTTGTGGAATACCAATGAAGGGTTTAGAAATGCTGTGGTCGCCATCTGGGATGGCATCGTGGCTCGAGTAAAGACGGCGGTAGATTTTATCCTGAATCTGTTTGCCACAGTGGTCAACTTCTTTAAGAACAACTGGCAAAGCATTCTCCTCTTTATGGTCAATCCCTTTGCCGGTGCTTTTAAATATCTCTATGAAAACAGTGAGAAGTTTCGCTTGTTTGTCAATAATCTGCTGTCTACCATCAAGCAATGGTTTACAGGCCTTTATAGCGGGGTCAAAAATACGGTCTCAAAGATTGTCACAAACATACAAAGTGCTTTCAATGGTGTAAAGAACTGGATGAGCAATTTTATCGCAAATGGAGTGCAGTGGGGTAAGAATCTGGTAAAGGGGATTGCCGATGGCATTCTCTCCGGAGTGAAGTGGGTCAAGGATGCGGTGGCAAGCGTAGCGAATGGGATTAAGCGCTTTCTTGGGTTTTCTTCTCCCACTGAAGAAGGACCCGGCGCAAAAGCAGATCTATGGATACCGAATCTGATTGATATGTTAAAAAAGGGTCTTGATGCCGGGATACCTGAGCTTAATGCCTCCCTCTCTGCCGCTATGAATCCGGATATTCATGCTACAACCGCTCTTGCTGTTTCGAGAGAAAGCATGGGAAGATCCGTCAATATCACTATAACCGGCAACTACATCAGGGATGATGACGACATCGACGAAATTGCTGCAAAGCTGGTTAGGAAGCTGAAGCTATTAGGTATCGGGTAAAGGAGGTTGTGGGGTGTTTGCACTACGTGTGGCAGGAGACGATAAAACCGGGTTGTTAAAAGCACATTCTCTGAGAATCAAACGCGCGGCCGAAGGCAGAAACGAGTGCAGCTTTACCCTCATTTCCCCTTATGCTTCTTACAATCCCGCGATTGGAGCCGAGGTGGTCGCCAGGCTTGACGGAGAGATCGTTTTTGGCGGCGTAATTAAGGAAAGACGAATCCAAAGGCTAAACAAGAATGGGATTATCTATTCTTCCATTCATGTCGCCTGCCAAGGCTACAACCATATCCCCAAAAGAAGAACGATTCAATTTCGCCCGGACAATGTTTCAGCCGGGCATGCTGTAAAATACATGCTTGAGAATGTGCTGCAATCTGAGGGTATCACCGAGGGTATTATCGAGGATGGAATTGCACTGTTTGGTTATGATGCAGAACTTAAATCAGTACGGGATGTCCTTGATGATTTGGCAGAAAGCTGCGGCTTTAAATGGTATATAGCCGATGATAAAAGGTTGTTCTTTCTTAGAAGCGATACCATTCCGGACGCACCTTTTCAGCTGCTTGAAGAGGGCGGCCCGTTTTTAGATTTCTTTGACGTAGAAGTAACCGATACGTTGGAGGGCTATAGAAATAAGCAGTTTGTAAGAGCCGGAGACCGAATAATCGTTATGCAAAATGACAGTGAGATTGCAGCAAGGTCAGCGGTAGAAGGTGGTACGGGTGTTTATGGTGAGGTAGAGGAAAACATCAATGTCCAGGAAAGGTTAGATGCTGAAAGGCTGGCTGATGAGCTTTTATTTCGCTATGGCTCTCATATTCCGGCAACGTTGAGTTTCTCTACAAATACCCTTGGCTTTGATGCGGGTCAGAGACTCTACGTAGAGCTTCCATCCTATGGGGCATCCGGGAGTTATCTTATTGAGCAGGTTGATTTCACCGATGCCGGAGGCGGCCACCTGCAGTTCTCCGTTTATGCTGTAAAAAAGAACTTTGAAAAGACCACCAAAAGAAAGGATACCTGGCAGGACTATTTTCAAAAGCTTGTTAACAGTTCCAAGTATGGGACCGGCAGCAATGAAGAAGGTGCATTGATTTATTCCTGCGAGCCTTTGGTGATCGATTCGAATGAAAAAACAACCCTTAATCTTTCACCAACGGTATCGACCACTACTCACCTGTATCTTGCCTTCACGATAACGGGAAATGCCACAACTGCATCCCAGCTGCAGATTAAGCTGCAGTTCAACGGAGAAATAGTCAGGACGTATCGTCATGTGCTAACCATCGGGAATAATACCCTTTCCGTCAGTACCATTATCACTTCGGTGAAAGCCGGAAGCCATTCCATACGCCTGATTCTTAGTATGGCTAGCGGAACGTTAACGATTGCTGCAGGTGAACATGATGGGTATATTCGTGCCGTTGGGATGGCTGGGATTGGTACTGCTCCTCCGGAAGCAAACTGGGTGGAGCCTGTTGCCTATGTAGATGGAAGCGGAAATGTTCACATCATCGACAGCATTACATTCCCACCAACGGTAAACCAGGGCCATGTCAAACAGGTGCCTTATGTAAATATCGCAAGTGATGTCTTGGTGACGTATGAAACAGATACCACCGGCGTCGATAATTGCCTCTGGTTTAGGTACCCTCTGGCTCTTTCCTTCCATGGCAGGGCGTGTGTGCCTTTTATTGTCGTAGAGATCAAGGTCAGTATGCAGCCGCAAGCTTTACAAGCAGCTGCAAGAATCAGGCCGCCGGTCTTTAGAATAGATCAAAAGACGGCTGTAGCACCGGGCAGCTTAAGAGCTGCAGCAACAATGAATAATGCAAATGTGGGGGTGATGTAGGTGCAGGCAACAGCAAATTGGTACCACAACGCGATTCTTAAAATCTTCAATAAGGAAATCTCGTGGATGAACGATACCATAAGAGTAATGCTTGTAACCGATAGTTATGTTCCCGATAAAGCAACCCATCAATATAAAAGCCACATCATTGGCGAGGCAACAGGGACAGGCTATACCGCAGGAGGGGTTGTTCTTGGCACAAAGACGGCCACTATTGATAACGCCACAGGGGTTCTGACCTTAGATGCGGCAGACAGTGTTTGGGTCAATGTCACGCTTTCTAATGTAAAGTATGCAGTAATTTACGACGACAGCCATTCAAGCGATGCATTGCTTGGCTATATTGAGCTGGATCTGCCGGTTAGCCCTCTCAATCAGAACATGGCGATAGAATGGCACGCCGATGGGGTCTTTAGCATAACCCTGGGAGGTGGCACTGTATGAGCAACTTTGTAAAGAATTGTGAGACGGGAGAGCTTATTACACTTCAAAAAAGCAAGCCAGATTTCACTGTTAAGGGAAAAGCCCTGGTGGAGCTCTTTAACGAACGAACCGGTAAAAAGGTACTGGAAGCGGAAACGGAAAATGTCATTAACAACGTGTTAGCCAAGGATGGCTTTATATCAGGCTTTGATAGCCTCTTTGGCTGGAACCAGCATGGAACAACCAGGCGGTCGATGTTTCAAAACATCGTGCTGACCAACTATACTGGCCCGGAAGACCCGGATGCTTTTTATGTCAAAGGAGATACCATCGGCTGGGCCGCGAAAATGGATGGGTATATCGGCTCGGATGTAAAACGAGGCACAATTAATGTCGCGGAGTCCAGCAGGGATTATGGAGAATATAAATTTGTGTTTGACTGGCCAACCCATTCTGGCAACGGTACTTTCAATTCGATTTGGTGGGCTGGTGTAAATGGCTATGAACCACAGATAGATTTTCATTATTTGAGTGGAAACTCAATTTCAGGAACGAATACCCCTACGTATAGAACCTGCATTGGCCCAAAATATGCCGTTTATGTTCCTCAAAATACTGGTATTATCATCGTAAAAACGCCAAACTATGATGGGATGATTACCCCTACGACCTTTAGCAGCCATTCCTCGGATACCTTGGACTTGACCTACATTGATACAAAGATCCAAGGGATTTGGTGGGATGGGGAATTCTTCTGGGTGTATGGCGATACCAACCGTAAGTATTATAAGTGCGATGAAAGCTTTAGCGTGCTGCTTGAATTTGATGCGCCACCGGCCGCCTCCAGTGCGGCATCTAGGTATAACTTTACTACCTGTAAGGGGAAATTTTTTACCTATACACAGGAGGCGAGTGATGATTGGTCTTTTCGGCGATACAGTTATCAGGGTGTCGTAGAAAGTGTGTTCAATTTATATGGACAGGAAGGTATAACAGCACCGTCAACTATGCATATTGTTGGGGATGCAAAATGCTTAATTTTCCATGAAGCAAATCTAAGAAAAATCGCACTTGTAGATGAAAATGGGGTCACACTTAAATTTGCAGTTGATGCTAATGCGCAGGCTACGAATAATTACTTAAACAACAGAAGCTTGCTATATGACCGTAAGCGAAACATTTACTATGGGAGATATGCGTACTCAACCAGCTATTCCCATTTTTATTTCCAGCCTACATGGTACCCAGGAGCGCAAACACTGCTGGCTTCTCCGGTCACAAAAACAAACTCCAATACAATGAAAGTGACTTATACCTTCAAAGTGGAGCTCCCACAGTTTTAAACGAAATATCACTTACGACACCTTTAAATTTCAGGGGTGTTTTTTTATGCGACAAATTGAAAGTGAGGGAACGAAAATGAAATCAATCTGGACAGCGACTCAATTAACCTTCAGTGTCATTGGTGCTTACGTAGGTTACTTTTTAGGTGGATGGGACGGATTCCTCTATGCCTTAGTCGCCTTTGTCGTGGCTGATTATGTAACCGGTGTGATGGTCGCAGTCTTGGAGAGGAAGCTTTCAAGCGACATCGGTTTTCGGGGAATTCTCAAAAAGGTCATGATTTTCACCCTGGTGGCTGTGGCCCACACCATCGACAGCCGTATTCTTGGCGACGGTAGTGCCATTCGCACAGCAGTCATCTTTTTCTATCTCTCCAACGAAGGCATCAGTATCCTGGAAAATGCCAGTATAATCGGCTTGCCCATCCCGCAAAAACTGCAAAAGGTGCTGGCACAACTGAGCGGCAAGGGGGATGCGTAAAATGAAGCTGATAACCAAGTACATGACTCGCAACGATTGCTATACAGCCGGTCGCAAGATTATCCCTAAAGGTATCATGGTCCATTCCACCGCAACGCCCGGTGTCATGGCGGCAGATTGGTTTAGCCGCTGGAACAAGTCTTATAAAGCTGGAGAGACGAACAGGCAGGTATGTACCCATGCTTTCCTCGATGACAAAGAAGTATGGCAATACCTGCCCTGGGACCACCGGGGTTGGCATGCAGGGGGGGACGCTAATAACACGCACATCGGTTTTGAAATATGCGAACCGGCCGGATTCTCCTATTCCGGAGGAGCCACCATGGTTGGCTATGATGTGGGCAAAAACGAGGCTTATTTCAGAAAAGCCTGGCAGAACGCAGTTGAGCTCTGTGTGCTGCTCTGTAAAGAGTATGGGCTCACTGAAAGAGATATTATTGGTCATGCCGAAGGGCATAGGCAAGGAGTTGCCAGTAATCATGCAGACCCGTTGCACTGGTTTCCTAAACATGGAGAGAGCATGGATACATTCCGGGCTGATGTCAAGAAGCTGCTCAACGCCGAGAACGCTCCCACGCCACCGCAGAAACTCTACAAGGTGCAGGTCGGGGCGTATTCGGTCAAGTCCAACGCCGAAGCTATGCTCGCCAAGGTCAAGGCGGCCGGATTCAAAGACGCTTTTATTAAAACTGAATAAAACTGCCTATCTGGTACGCAAGCACCCCTCTTCTGTCTGTAGACGGTAGAGGGGTGTTTTTCTTTTCCCACCTTGATCAGATGTCTACAAAGACGGGAGTTGTCCCGGCACTCAAATCGGACTTTTCTGTCCCGTGGATGGTGGATGGGTTAAATACCCTCTGATTGGAGGAAATGAAGATGACAAATTTTACAGATGAAAAGCAGGAAACCGTTTATGAGAAAAACCCTGTTACACAGGAGCAGCTGCAGCGTGAAGTCGATTATGTGAGGGCGCAGCGAATTCTTGAGTCCATGCTTGATAAAGGATTAATTTCCCTGTCGGAATTCAACAAGATAACTACACTAAATCGCGAATCTTTCTCTCCGGCTTTAGCACCGATCATGGACTAAAAACGTTGATATTAATTCGGTTCAGAGGTAATATGTGACACTAACAAGGAGGTGAGAACTTGAAAAAGGTAACCAAAATCGCCCCTATTACAGCTGATTTTACCGGGCAGCCCAAGCTGCGTGTTGCGGCTTACTGCCGTGTCTCTACCGACAGCAATGAACAGCTGGTCAGCCTGGAAGCACAGGTAAAACACTACGAATCCTACATCAAAGCGAATCCTGGTTGGGAGTTTGCCGGACTATATTATGACGAAGGCATCACGGGCACCAAGAAGGAAAAGCGACCTCAACTGCTTCGGATGATTGCCGACTGTGAAAATAAGAAAATAGACTTCATCGTCACAAAGTCCATCAGTCGGTTTGCCCGAAACACTACGGACTGCCTGGAAATGGTCCGTAAACTGACCAAGCTTGGTATTTCCGTCTTTTTTGAAAGTGAGAACATCAATACAGGTTCCATGGAAAGCGAACTCATGCTGTCGATCTTGAGTGGACTGGCCGAAGGGGAATCGGCATCCATTGCCGAGAATAACAAGTGGTCCATTCAGCGTCGCTTTCAAAACGGCACCTATAAAATCGGCTGTTCCCCCTATGGCTATGATGCCGTGGATGGCGAGTTGATAGTAAATGAGCAGCAAGCTGAAATTGTCAGGCTTATTTTTTCGGAGACTTTGTCAGGCAAAGGCACTCACAAGATTGCAAAGGAGCTCAACGCCCGTGGGCTTAAGGGCAAGAACGGCGGCCGCTGGACGTCATCCACCATTCGCGGGATAATTGGGAACGAGAAATACGTAGGCGACGCTATCTTCCAAAAAACCTATAGCGACTCTCAGTTCAACAGGTATTTAAATCGCGGAGAACGGGAGCAATACCTGATTCGAAACCATCATGAGGCGATTATCAGCCGCGAGGATTATGACACCGCTCAGAAAGTCATTGAGCAGCGCGGCAAGGAAACAGGCGTGGAAAAGCATGACGGGAAATACCTGAACCGATACCCTTTTTCCGGGAAAATCATCTGCGGCCAATGTGGTGGCACATTTAAGCGCCGAACCCACTCCAGCGGAAGCAAATACATTGCATGGTGCTGCATAACGCATATCGAGGAAATCGAGAAATGTTCTATGAAATATGTCATGGATGCCGATTTTGAATATGCCTTTGTCACCATGATGAATAAGCTCATCTTCAGCCATCAAACTGTACTGAAGCCTCTGCTGGTCGGCCTGCGCGGTGTGAATACCGACGACAGCCTCGTGAGCATTCAGGACATTGATAAAAAGCTGGAGGAAAACGCAGAACAGCAAAATGTGCTGGTCAATCTGATGGCCAAAGGCTATCTCGACCGCGTTGTTTATAAGAAAAGCAACAATAATTTACTCCAGGAAGCCGAACGACTGCAACGCCAAAAAGAGTCCATCAACCGCCTACTTCATAGCGGGAACCAACACTTGAGCGAAGTCAGTACCTTGCTACAATATGCCACCAAGGCAACCATGCTGAAACGCTTTGACGGAGATGTTTTCAATAATTTTGTGAAGCGGATTGTCGTCTATTCCCGGACTGATATTGGCTTCGAACTGAACTGCGGCATTACGTTGAAGGAAAGGCTGGTGAATGAATGAGCCACACACCATATGGTTACCGAATCGAAAATGGTAACGCTGTGCTTGATATCGTAGCAGCTGAAAAAATCAAAGCCCTCTTTCTCGCCTATTTATCCGGCGATTCCTTGGCGACTGCGGCCCAAAAGGCAGGAATCCTAACATCCCATGCGGTTATCGGAAAGATGCTCCGGAATAAGCACTACCTTGGTGATGATTACTACCCGGCAATTATAGACCCGGGTATCTTTAAGGCTGCCGAAACAGAACGCATCAGGCGAGCGGAAAAACTCGGCCGGGTCTTTGAACCAAAAGCAAAGAATGAAGTTGTTTATCCTACCACCTTCCGCGTCAAAGAAGGTACTGAGCGGTTCGACGACCCCTTCCAGCAGGCGGAATACGCCTACAGCCTGATAGAAAGCGAGGTGTAACTCTTGAATGTAAGCAAAAACGTTACAGTGCTCCCTGCCAGAAAGCATGCCCGTAAAGATAGTGATGAAGAAAAGCCAAAACTCCGTGTGGCTGCCTACTGCCGGGTTTCTACTGACAGCGAAGAACAAGCTTCCAGTTATGAAGCACAAATTGAACATTATACAGCGTACATTAATGGACACCCGGACTGGACGTTGGCGGGAATCTATGCGGATGACGGCATCTCAGGCACCAACACAAAAAAGCGTGAGGAGTTTAACCGCATGATCGATGAGTGCATGGCGGGCAACATCGATATGGTTATTACCAAGTCCATCAGCCGATTTGCCCGAAACACCCTGGACTGCTTGAAGTATATCCGGCAGCTTAAAGAAAAAAGCATCCCCGTGTACTTTGAAAAGGAAAACATTAATTCCATGGACTCCAAGGGCGAAGTCATGCTCACCATTATGGCATCTCTTGCACAACAGGAAAGCCAGTCCCTGAGCCAGAACGTAAAGCTTGGCCTGCAATACCGCTATCAGCAGGGTGAAATACAGGTCAACTGCAACCGCTTCCTCGGGTTTACTAAGGATGAGAATAAGCGCCTGATCATTGTCCCTGAGGAAGCCGAAATCGTAAAACGCATCTACCGGGAATACCTGGAGGGTGCCAGTATGCTGAAAATTGCCCGTGGCCTTGAGGCGGACGGCATTCTAAATGGCGCTGGCAGGGAAAAGTGGCATACTAGCAACATCAACCAGATCCTGCGTAATGAAAAATATATCGGTGATGCCCTCCTGCAGAAAACATATACCACGGACTTCCTCACAAAGACGCGCGTAAAGAACCATGGCATCGTTCCGCAGTATTATGTAGAAAACAGCCATGAAGCCATCATCCCGCGTGAAATTTTCATGCAGGTGCAGGAAGAACTGATCAGACGCCGAATCGTCCACACCAGCCCCAACGGGAAGAACAGGACCTTCAGCAGTATTCACTGTTTTTCAAATATGATTATTTGCGGAGGCTGCGGCGAGTTTTACCGCAGGATTCATTGGAACAACCGAGGGAAAAAATCGGTTGTCTGGCGCTGCATCAGCAGGTTAGAAAATACCGGACTTTACTGCGACGCCCGAACGGTGCTGGAAGGCACAATCGAACAGGTACTTGTCACCGCCATCAATCAGACACTCTGTGGAAAGGACACCTTCCTCGTCACCCTGCAGAATAACATTGAAGCCGTCCTCTGCAACGCAAACGATAAGAGCCTGGCCGATATCGAAACACGGCTTCAGGAGCTTCAATCCGAGCTTCTAAAATTAGCCAACTCCAAGGCTGACTATGAGAAAGTCGGCAATGAAATTTATCGCCTTCGCGACGAAAAGCAGAAGCTTCAGCTGGAAAGTGCCGGGCGGGATGACCTTAAAAAACGGATTGCCGATATGAGCACATTCCTTCGGGAACAGCCAACCACCCTGACCGAATACGACGAAACGCTTATCCGGCGGCTGGTTGAAAAGATCACCGTCTACGAGGACAAATTCACAGTGGAATTCAAGTCCGGCGTGACGGTGGATGTAAATGAATAAGGCTGAAAACGAACGAGGCACTCTACACGAATTCATCGATAGAGTGCCTTGTTTGCTTTGATACATGTATTATCAAATCTTACGGTAACGTTGTTGGTTTTGTGGTGTTTTACCTAAAGGCAATATTTGTGCTGCACCTGCCCCTTGGGCAAAAGCAAAAAATGAAGCGCCAAGACGAGTACGATTTCCTTTGTCAATTCGATTCCATTCATAACCAAGGAAAAGATCTTTGACCATAAATTCTTCACCAACTAAAAGATTCTGAATTTCGGCCTGAGAGTATGTGATCAAATCCGTCAAAGAAGTCCTGTGTGTAATTGGCGTGTTTAAAATAGGCATAATACTAACCTCCTTTTTGTTAATATAGTAGCTATTTGCTACTAGCTATTATGAATATAACATAGTAGCTAGTAGCTGTCAAGTATTATTAAAAATATTGCGATGTGGAAAAAATAACAAATAAACGAAAAAGGCACTCTGCAATTTCAATGTAAAGTGCCTTCCTATTTTTACGTTTTACTACACAGGTTATTGGGATTCTTTAAACTATGCAAGTCTTAAAAAATTGACTAACTTCTGCTTCAATTATCACATAAATTCCTGTTTACCAAAGCATTAACTTAATTGTTTAACCTGAGTATCAAGTTACCTCAGGGAGACACGGCAACAAGCTCATTGTAAGTGATAGTATCTGTTAATACACAGGCATTGAGCAACCTGTTAAACAGC